CCTCAGCTATATAACGCAAAACTCTTTCGCTCACATTTTCGTGTTCTGAAAATTTGTTTTTCAGTCTTTTAAGGAAAGCATACCATATATCCATTTCTTCTTCATTGCTAAAATATATCGTAAAGTCATTAAACTTTTCGTCTGTAACTCCTTTAATGCTTTCAGTATCCTCTTCCTTGTTAAATAAGCTAGGATCTAAATCTAAACCCCAAGTATCAAGATCCAATACATCATATTCATTTGCAATAGTATCCCACTCCCACTCTCCATAGTTCAAATTATCCTTTACAACAAATTCTTTCTTTTGTTCCTCTGTCCAATTATCAGCTATCATAATATCTACTTCCTTAAGACCTGCTTCCTTACAGGCTCTTAATCTCATATTACCGCCAATAACAATCATATTTTCATCTACGACTATTGGTCTTTTCTCTAGCATTTCAGGGAAGTCTTTAATTGACTTGACTAATTTCTGAAATTTAAAATCCTTTATTATTCTAGGATTATTAGGATTAGGCTTTACTTTTGAAACGTCTATCTTCATAAAAATTAATTTTATATTTTTTCTTAAAATTATACAAATTTATTATCATATCCATATACGCATCTCTTCCATTACAACCTACTAGTAAATTAGAACAAGTATATGCTTTCTCTTCAAAATACTTTATATCAAATTCTTTATGTTTTGCTATTCTCGCCAAAGCAATTACAAATGTTGATCTGTTATAAAATTTATAAAATGGTTTTAATCTTTTTACCGAAGATAATATTTCATCTGCAAAATCAAAGTAAGTGTTTTTTAATCTACCATCTTTAAATAATTCAGTACTCCCTGCTGTAGTTAATTCTACTAAAGTAGATAAGGAAAAACAGCTGTGCTTTTCATATAGCTTTTGAAATCCTAAATAGTTTTCATTACCAATAACTAATTGAGTGTCTAAATAATTCTTTAAAGACCAATTTAATCCTTTTTGCAAATTAATTAAGCTTTTTAACTGCACCTCTTTACTTTCTTTCTTTGTGCTGTAGAAAAACTGAAAAGGAATATTCAAGATCTTACAAGCTGTAAATCTATGCTGACCTTCTAATATTTCATTTTTTTTACTCACCTTAAATGGTATCTGCTGTCCATTCTTTTTTAACTCTTTTACAAAATAATCAACGTGAGACTTTTTAATTTCTCTGTTTTCTTTTAATAGTGTGAAAGAATTGTAATCTTTTGTTTCATAAATTGTGTTTACTTGTTTCATAATTGTAGTTTTAAATTGTTGTTTTAAATTAAAGTTTTATCCATCATATATATTAACACCTCTGACACCCAAGCGTCATTAGAATCAATAAGTTTTTTAGCTAATAGCTTTTTACTACTTTCCGTATTGCTCTTTTGTATTATTTCATTAAAATACACATTCAACTTTTTGTTATACGTTGAGTACATCTCGTAGTTTTTGTGAGCGTGTACTGCTGTTGAGTGATCATAATCTTTACCATTCGATCTAAAAAAATCTTTTATAGAATAATATGTCATATTTTCCATCTCTCTTAATATATAAACTAATAAGGATCTTACCTCTACAACCTCTCTCTTCCTTGTGTTTTCATATACATTAATTCCTGTTATGTTTTTCAATAAATTTCCAATTTTATTAGCATATATCATTTTATCATTCATAGTGTTTCCCATAATAAATATTCGTTTAAGTCTTTATCTTTATTTTCTACATACTCTTTAATAGCCTTCTCACATTTTTGCTCCCCACTAAAATAAAAATCTTCTGAAACATCACAAACTTTAGGAACTAGCGTGTCTTTATCTATAGCTATAAAAAGAAAGTCTTTCGGATCTACTCCAAATAATTGACAATATATATAACATTGCAAATCATAAGAAAAATTATAAGCTGAGTGCCTGAAGTTTTTTATATTCGTTGTAGTTTTTAAATCTATAATAGCACCATTTTTAGTAATTATATCTGCCTTACCTCTAAAGGGCATCCCCATAACCTCTCCCGCTATAGGAACTTCCGTTTGTGCTTTGTTCAAATATGAAACTAAATTGCTATTCTTTAAAAAAGCATCTGCCAATCTTTCTGCGTCTTTTTTCTCTTGTGCAGTAAATACTTTAACCAATGGATTCCCTTCGTATTCTTTTAATGCAGCTTTAAACTCTACTGTATTTTTTGCTTTAACTTTTGTAAAATGCTGTCTTTCGTAAACGTCAGGCTCCAATATAGCAGTATGAAATAACCACCCATCTCTCAAAGGCTGTGATTCTTTTTGTCCATACTTTTGTATATAATAAAACTTTTTATATGAATCTAATAGATACTTTGCGCTACTACTGCTTAACATATTCTTACCGCATAAATCATAATAAAATTCATCATTATCCATATTTTTAATCAGTTCGTCTTTATCCCAAACAGATCCATCTAATAGTTTAATTGTTTTAACGTCTTTCATCCCAATCATTTTTTATTGTTATTTGACTTTCTACTAAACTTTCATAATCCTGATAAGCTGCCATTAAGGAATGTTCTAAGTCTTTAACCTCATCCCATCTGCATCCGTGTGGATTATCTTCCCAACTAAATTTTAGTTCTTGTACTTGCTTTTTGTTTTTGAATATTTTCATTTCATACTCTCCCGACATATCTAGTTTCCAATAAACTTTTTCTTTTTCTTTCTGAAGATCTTCTAACTTAGTTATTAATTCTGCTTTTGTGCATTTCTCGAGTATTTCATAGTAATATTCGGAAAATACTTTTTCTTGTTTTTTCATAATTTTTCTGTTTTTACTTGGTTTAATTGTTCTTCTAATTTTCTTGCTCTTTCTATTGCTCTTAATTTGTCCTGTTTGTATTCTGCTAAAGCCATAAAGTAAAGCTTCTTTTCATAGTTCATTTTATTAGCTATGATCGTAACACTTAATACCGCATTTTTCAATAGTATTAAATCTTCATTATCAGGTCTAGCCTTATACCACTTGCTAGTAATTTCCTGTAATATCAATAAATTAGCATTGAGATCGAAGTCCTCTAGAGCATCAAACTTTTTGTACGCATCAAGTTTTCTAATATCCATAGCATAAAGATATTAAAAATAATTGATAACTACAAATCGTTAAGAGTTATTTCTGCTGCATCATTTTCTTGTAGTAAATAACAAGACTTCATCATTTTCTTTTTTGTCCATAAAGTAGTATCAGGACACCATACTTCTTGGGGTTCAGGCATAATCATATTGTTTAACCAATACAGATAATTACCCTTTGGATCATTTATAAAATATAGCTTCACAAGATCGTGTGGCATATCCATAAGCTGATCATACTTATACTTTTCCAATAGTTTATCTTCGTAATACTTGTTTCTAAATTTCATTTCCATTACACATTCAAATCCTTTAGGTGTTCTTCCTACAGCATCGTAATGTTCAAATCCACCACCACACCACTCTAATTCCCAACCACTAAATGTATTGTAAAATGTAATTACTGTTTTCTCTAATCTATGAACGCAATTAATATCCACTATAAACCTCTATTAAAAACTGTGTTCAATTGCTCTATCCAAGTATTGTAAACTTTCGGACTACAAGTGCAAGGTATATAATAACTGTGATTATAATATTTACTATGAAGTTTAGCCAGTAATTCTTGTTCTGCTTTACTTAAAGTATCATTAGTATTACTTAAAAATACTTGCCAAGCCATATAATCTACTGGAGACATTTTAATTAAATTAGCCATTCCTATTTATTTTTAATTTATTTAACGCTTCTTTCCTATCATTGCAACCGCAACTTTCATATCCTAATAGATCAAACCATATTTTTCTATGTAGCCACTTGATCCCTGTTATTTTAAATATTTTTTCTACTAAATCTCCTAGTTTCATTTTTCAAATATTTTATTATGTAGGTATTTTTTCACATTCGTATAGGTGTTATAAATTGAATAGTAACTAATCTTAGTCTTATCTGATAAACTTTTTATGCTTTCACCTGATTGTATGTGATTGTATATTTTTTTATCATACCAATGCAGACTTTCCAACTCGTTATCTACTTCTGTTCTATATTTTTCAATATTATCATATTCATTAAATTCATTAACCTGCAATTCTTTCAATATGTTTTTAATATCTGCATCATTAAATTCTTCATCATCAATGGAAATCAATTTGACTTTTGACTCTTTTCTAGTTAAGTCTATAAACATACTTCTTAATGTCCTAAAAACATAAAAATGATTAATCTCATCGTCATTGTACATAATATCTCCACCTTTATCTATTAATTTTTGGATCTTTATATACATTTCTTGAACTAGATCTTGAGCAGTTGTTTCATTACAACCAAAACTTTTAACTATTCTCAGCCAATCATCGTGTTTTTCAGCCAACAAAACTAATGTGCTTTTCACGTTTTAAACCAAGTTATATTAAAACCAAAAAAAAGGATCATTATTGATAACTGCTCGTAATATTCATCCTCATCTACAGGTTCAAGATCAGGCTCTAAATTAGGATTGTAATATAATATTCCTGCGCAAAAACCATAAATGGGTATCAACTGAATATTAAATACTGTGTTATTTATATTAAAATTTATCAAAATGGCATATTAATTTGTACCCTTTTTGGTAAATCTAATAAATTTTTACCATTTATTTCAAATCCTACGTTATTTTTTACTGATCTCAATACTATTGGTGCATCTATTGAAGTAGGTCTGCCACCTGTATCAACGTCTTTTACCTTTCTAACGTGGATCATTGAGTTCATCCATTCCGTAGGGTGTTGAATATATCTATGTATTACTATGAAATCATCAGCACGATTCACAAACTTACCTCCCCCCTCTACATCACTTGCCATTGGTGGGATCGGATGCCCTGCATACTCGTGTCTATCTGAATGTCTTTTCCTTAAAGCATCAGTATTTGCGTGTGTGTTTAACCATATGCTCACTTCAAACTTTTTGCAGAATACTCTCATTTCACTTGTAGCATAATAATCATATTCGTGTCCATTGTGTGTTTTAGCTAGTTCCTTATCTTTTATTAATGAATTGTATGGATCAATAAACAAACCCTGATAATCCCAAGTTTTCTTTATCTGTTCAGCTATAGTTATTATTTGCTTATATGTGTACAACTCAGTTGGATCAATAAATTTAAAATGACTATTGATAAATTCTGCCCTACTTTTAAAATGTACTTCTTCTATTTTATTTATTCTTTCAC